CAATTCCATTATTTTTATGGATGAAATACATAAACGTCCTGAATATACTGACAGTAATGGCAAAATGTCTCAAAATCCCATGATTGTTGATTTAACAACGCATGGGCATCAAAACAAAGATATTATTTTATTGACTCAAGACCCTCAAAGATTGAATAAGGGTATTAGAGCATTAGTTGAAAAAATGTATTTGGTTAAACGACCAGTTCAAAAACCTAATTTTGCTACTATCTATGAATTTGAAAGATGGCTTCGTGATCCGTGGCAAGCTGCTGCATCAACACGTACTGTTAATTATCAGGACAGCTATAAATTCTTTTATAAGAAAAAATGGCAAGATATGTATACAAGTGCATCGGCTCACACATCAATACAGTTCAAGATACAAAGCAAGTTCATCTATGCGATTATTGCCATTGTGGTTTTAATGTCTGCATCGTGGCTCTTGTTTACAAAGTCGGGTGGTGACAAGCTCGCACGCAATGCCATAGGTGGCATGACAGGGCAAAAAGCTACTGAAGAAAATAAAATGCAAACTACTTCGCAAGCTGTCTCCAGTGGTATCCAAAATTTAGAAACAGAATGCAGAAAAGGCGCAAACGTAGAAAAGCCTGAATGTGTAAAATGGTTTGATCAGATCACCAAAAATGGTTCTTCGGTTTCCACTGGAGACAATGGACATGCAACTGTTGCATATAATCCAAGTCAGCCGTTTGATGATGACATACAAAAATCTTTGTCTTATGAAGTTACGGCAAAACCAGTATTTAGCGGTTGTATGAAAACAGGTAGTAAATATCAAGCATATACGCAACAAGGGACAAAATTGGATGTATCACAATCTGATTGTGAAAAACTCATTCAGAACAATGACAGACCTTTTAACTACTTTGCAACAAACAACACATCAACAGAGCGAGTGTCTACGAGCGAACAACAGGTATCGAATCCTGAAACTTCTTTATAAAATATTTTCTAGGAAAAATCATATTTTTTATGCTTTGTCAAATTCGTTTAATTCGCACTGTGCCTATGCATTTGTATTGCTTTAATCTATCGTTGCTTATACGTCAAATTAGAGCGTTTTAGGGGGTATTGACTTTTCAAAAACATGCTTTTTAATGTTGATTTTAAATGTTTTTCTCTGTTACAAAACTTTTTAAATATTTATTAACGAGTGTCTACGAGTGCCACTGACACAATTAAAATTCTCAAACATTCTCCCTCTGATTACTAAAATCCTCCCATCAGCTTCATAACGGGATTAACCATAAAAGCCGTTCAGGGGAATTAACGTGCCCGAGCAGTGCGCAGGGTCGTTAAGGCGTAGTCTACGGTTTTTAATATGAAAATATATGAATACAGATAAACTGGTTGTAATGCTTGATGACTATTTGCTGATACTACAAGAACAAAATGCAGATGATGATCGGATCACAGAAGTAAAATTGATGGTTTGGGCAATACAGCAAGACGTTAAACTTCAACGCTTTCTTAATAATTTGACGCTTAGTAATTCGATCTATAGGCGTTAGGATTTCGCATAACTCTATATTATGTTACTTGAATTACTGTTGATAGCGTTCCAGTTCAAGCTGTCAATAGCTGTCATTGCGATTTTAAGAGCGATAGCGGTGTGTTGTGACAGTTTATAAGTCATTTAACATAATTTTAAGTTATGCGACATTCTGTACGCCTACGCGCTTTGCAATGGGGCGGAGCGAGGGCTCGCAGCTCGACCATTGCAAAGCGCAAATCTTGCAAAAAGTCCACGTTCTCTAGTGTGGACTTAACTCCCGAATTTGGGAAATTCAATCATCTTTTCCTAGGTACTTTCTTCTATATTCTAATACTTCATCTGCTGTTAAATTTTTTAAATGATGATAGATCAGTGAATTGATTACATCCACATCAGATACTTCAAGCCTTAACTTATATTTTATCTCCCATTTTGTATTCTCAACTTTATCTAATAAATCAGTCCTGATTCTTTTCTGTACAGAAGTCATAAATTTAAGCCTTGGTGTGTCGGTGAAACATTATTATAGAATCTATTGAAACGACACATTGTTTCATGGTAACTTTCGCCTATTCAAGTTTCAGTGTGTCACTGTGTCATGTTAGATAAAATCGTAATGCATATACCTGTTGATGCTTCATTAGTCGATGTGACTAGTGATGGCAATCACTGCATTTTTGGTTTTGACATGCTTGATCTTGGTTTAAAAAGGGTTGGTTCTTGGAGTGTTTATAAAAATGAGGATGGTGATGTTAGACACGTTGCTTTAAATCATTCTTATGAAAAATTACCAACCTCTTACACAAGTATGGCTTTTAAATTCTTCCATGAAGGTCGTTTTTTTCCCCATGTTGAACTCAAAGCAAGTCCTGCAAAAATCCTGCAAGGTCATAACGTTTACGGAACTGATTGGATAGAAGAGGGTGCAATGGAAATGCTCGGCTATTTGGCTGAATCACATCCTACTCTTTATTCAATGTTGGCTATCTCTGAAACAGAGGTTTTACAGCTTGATGCTACATATTCAGCACGTTTAAGAGATGACAATCAAGTAGCTCAGGCTCTTGATTTTATGCGAAATATGTCATCAAGACACATTCGAAAATCACAGAAACAGATTGTTTATAAAAATACGGTTTACTTTGGTTCTGAGCGTGGAAAACGCTTTGCTCGTAAGGTTTATGGCAAGTCATGTGAATTTCAAAATCAATTGGATGAACAAATTAGACTTGCAAGTGCTAATGATAAATGCGCTCAGCGTGTTGTCAAAGTTATGTCTGACCCTGCACTTCAATCTTGGACGAAAGGGCTTTTGCGTTTTGAAACAGGCATAAAACGTTATGTTTTAAAGGAACTTGGTATTCCTACAAATTTATTTCAGCTCATACGCTATCAACGTGAAAATCCTACTTTTTTAAAAGACCTATGGGTCAAAGCTAATTCCGAACTTTTTAAAGCCCTTGAGGGTACTGCTATGAAATGTACTGATCCTGATTCTGTTTTTAATCATTTATGTTCTGTTTATGCAAAGCGTACGGCTCTAGGTCGTGTTTCTCTTACTAAAGCACGTAATTTATTTTCTTTTTATACAAATTTAGAAGCTCATGGTTTTGAGGTTTTAAAGACACGTTATTCAGATACTCGTTTTTACGCAAATATGGCTGATTTAATTGCAGCAGGCTATTCAAAAGCATTTCTTCAAAATTTACATATTGAATCTAAAAACAACGTTATTCCGTTTATTAAACTCGTCGAAATCAATTTCGAAAATCAAGTACCGCCTGACTTTAAAGAGCCAGTTTCTACATTTAATCAACGTCTACTCAAAATCGCATAGGTGCAATCATGTCCATTCTAATTTTAAAAGCAAAGCTGCTTAATGTTGAAACATCAGTAAATGAAAAGGGCGTAAATATCCGCCTCATATTCCAGTCTCAACGCTTCGACCGTGGACTTGATCAAATTGTTCCATGCTCTCAAAACGTAAAGATCATAGAAGATCACCAACACATGGTTGAAATGTACAAATCATTTAAAGGGCGTGAAATCTATCTGCCTGTAGAGGCTACGCCAGTTGAACGGAACATTTATTACAAAACCACTGGAGATGGCAAGCCTCTCCAGTTGGAAGAAAAAGCGGTTAAAGCTGCATAAGGATTCTAAGAAATGGCACTGGTTTGTAATCAAATCGACTCGACAACTAACCAGTGCCTTGAATGGGTAGAAATGCCCACTGTGCTGCCGAAGCTCACACTAGTAGAGGGTAATACCATTGGTTTTGCTTGTCTAATGGTGTTTGCAACGGTCTTTGTAATCAAGAAGTGCATCAAAGCACTACATTAAAAGGAGTCCGTCATGGACAAATTAACTCAAGACCAAGTAAACGAAGCAATGAACAAAACCTATGGCAACCGTGCTGCTTTTGCTGCTGCTGTGAAGAAATATGGCTTTGGTGTTGCTGTATCTGCTGCGCTTATGAGCAATGCTAATGCTGCATCAATTGACGTTACATCAGTAGTTACAACGATCACAGATGGTGTGACAACTGTAAGCTCCATTGGGCTTGCTGTACTGTCATTGGTAGTAGTTATCAAAGTGTTCAAGTGGGCACGATCTGCAATGTAATAACGATGCCCTCGTTTGAGGGCATTTCTTTTTGACTGGGTGAAATATGGACATAGAAAGTTTAGGGGCATATATATGCATAATCATGTGGCTAATCGTGGGCGCAAGGCTCTTTTAAAACAAATCTTCTCTGTATTTCTTATATTTACGCTTTACTTCAATTCTTTTAATAATGCTTATGCTGGTGCTTTTGGCCCATGGACTATTACTAATTCTGTTGCCCAGGGCGCATCAACTATTTTGACTGGCTCCAAAGAAGTCATCTTAAACGGTGCAAAAAAAATAGCGACTGGTACAGCAAAGATTACGCCTACGGCTGCTCAAGTTTCTAAAGTGCTAGCGCGTGGTGCTGCTGGTTATGCGTTGTCAGTTGCCGTAGAACAATTACTCGGCGCTGTAGATTGGGTGCTTGACCCTGCTAACAATCAGATTGTTTATTCACTACCTGATTCACCACCTTGTTATGATGCTTCTTGTTTGCCCCCATCAGCTATTCAAGGCTACCAATTTTCTGGCGGTCCGTTCTCAGGTGAAATTGTCACTTCTCTTCCTGCTGCATGTGCTAAGTTCGATCAATATTGGCAAAATAACGGTGGTGCGTGGTGGGGTTCAACTACTGCACTACAGAATTCCCCCGCCTGTGTCAGTGCGTCTGTTGGAGTTATTCAAGTCTGTGGTGTTATTGTTATTCCCAACTATGACCACGAAGCACAAGGAGAAGAACAACA